TCCCCTGTGTACTTTGTATCTGCATCTTTAGGGTTTAATGATTTGATAATATGATCGCTACTTTTAGACTTACGGGACATGCTGAACTCCTATTATTAATGAAATGCTATTATAGCACACCCTGTATTTAATTGCAACCTTTTGGAAGTTATCAGAGTTGTAACGGATTTATGACTAAATACTAAATATACGGAAATTACAATGCCTAGACTATCACTATATCGTCCCGAAAAAACACAGGATTACAAATTTTTAGATCGGACAATAAACGAAATGTTTACTGTCGGAGGTACGGACTTATACATACACAAATATTTAGGCCCAGACGCATCAAACCCAAGCAATGATTTTACCCAACCACAATACAATAGCTTAAGTCCGTTGAACATACAGGATTTATTGTTTTTAGAAAACCGTGACCGTAAGTACGCACCTGACATATACAGATTACGTGGTCATTATAATGTGCAGAATCTTGACTTTGATCTAAGTCAGTTTGGACTATTCTTAAACAATGATATTATATTCATAACAGTACATTACAACAATATGATTGAATTGATAGGGCGTAAATTAATGGTTGGGGATGTACTGGAACTTCCCCATTTAACAGATTATCATCCACTAAATGAAACGATTCCTATAGGGTTACGTAGATATTATCAAATCACAGATGCAAACTTTGCTAGTGAGGGATTTAGTCAAACTTGGTACCCACATCTGTGGCGTATTAAGTGTGAGCCATTAATTGATAGTCAAGAATTTAAAAATATACTTGACCAACCTATCAACAAGGATAACTATTTAGGTGATTGGGACAAAAATAAAACTTATGTTCCGGGTTATGTAGTGACATACGGAGAAAATAACTGGACTCCATTAAGAGAAGTTCCTGAAGGAATACCATGCCAAGGTGAAGCATGGGTGAATACCAAAGAATATCCTGTTGGTACTACAGTGACAAAAGATGGGGTCACTTATGTAACAAAGCAACTAACGCCTGCCGGCACTCCTGTAACTAACACAACTTATTATGAACCTTATTGGCAATTAGACACCAAAGATAGTTTGAAGGATGTTATCAGCAGATACAATAAAAATATACAAATTAATGACGCAGCGATTCAAGAAGCTAAACGTATCGTACCTAAATCTGGATATGATAGAAGCCAATTATATATCATGCCAACAGACGATAAGGGTAAACCTGCTCCACCGGTTAATTTAATCGTGAGAACTGATGAACCTGAATTAGGAATAGGTTCATTAGAGGTTATACAGCCAACTGGATTTACTCCTAGTCCTATCATTAGAATTACTGCAGCAGCATTGGCAAGCATCAATAAAGATGTTGAAATTAGCGAACAATTAAAAACATTTATTCAATTAAGTATGGAGTTGGCAGAAATAGCTCCTGAGTTAACTGACAGTGGATCAGGAAGTGTTGAGCCAGATATTGTATTAGCAGTAAAGGCTTTTGGACCAGTTAATGTTCCTTTTGGTACGTCAGATAACACATATGCATTTGCTGATGCCGATCCTGATGATCCTAACTTTGACAGAACATTAATCACCCCTGACATGGATTACAGAGCAGACTGTGATCCACGATTTAGATTTATTGTTAGATCAAGTCCACAAGGGTTTGGCTATTTAGATGGTTATTTAGTTGGTACAGGAGAAGCACCTAATGGTGAACCTGTTACTTCAGCGATAGAATTTCCTAGCAACCCTGCATTAGGTCAATATGTGTTACGTATTGATTATTTACCGCAACAGTTGTTTAGATGGGACGGTAGTTTATGGATTAAAATAAGTGAGAATGTAAGAACAGGTCTTGCATTAGAAGAAGATGATCAGTCACTATTTGCAACGTTTATTAATAATAACAACACCACTCAAACAAATAACGGACCTATACCTGAACAGCAGGCTCTTTCAACAATACTTCGTATAACACCAGATTAAAGGCAAACATGGCAAAATATTTTTATGATAATCAGATAAGACGTTTTTTAATACAATTCGCTAGAATTTTTAGCAATTGGTATGTTACAAAAGGTCAGGATCCTGCAGGAAATGATATTCTAATGCGTGTTCCAATACAATACGGAGATCAAAGTAGACAAGCATCTACTGTTATTGCTAACAATAGTCCAAGTAGTTTACCCAGTGCTCCTATGATTACCTACTATATTACTGGTTTAGAATATGATCAGAGTAGAACTCAACATCCTTATTTTGTAGACAAGACAAGTGTTCGTAGAAGAACCTTTAATGAAGAAACACAACAATATGAAGCCACACAAGGCAACGCATTTACAGTTGAAAGACTTATGCCTGTTCCTTACAATTTAAGAATAAATGTTGATTTTTGGACTACAAATTATAATCAAAAATTAGAACTAATTGAACAGCTTGGTGTATTGTTCAATCCTTCAATGGAAATACAGAGTACAGATAATTTTATTGATTGGACTAGCTTAAGTGTTGTATATCAAGATAGACTTACGTTTAGTAGCAGAACCATTCCTGTTGGATCAGGTAATCCAATTGATGTAATGAGTTGGAGTTTTTACATGCCTATATGGATTAGTTCTAGTGCTAAAGTCAAAAAGCTTGGTGTTATATACAAAATTATTGCAAGCATATTCCAAGGCAATGCGCTCACAGACATGCAAGACGATGATTTGTTATTAGGCACAAGACAGAAAATTACCCCATATGGATATAAATTATTGCTATTAGGAAATAGTTTACAGATATTACCTGACGGACAACCATTCACACCAGACAATGAAAGTTTAGATTTACCATCCAATCCTAATACAAATATATACTGGAAAGCATTCTTAAATGTTTACGGCACGGTTCGTCCAGGCATAAGTCAAATTTGGTTACAAAATCCATATATGGATACAGAAATTGTAGGCACGGTTGCGTTTAATCCAACTGATGATAGATTATTAATTTACAATATTGATCCTGACACATTACCTCAAAATACATTACCAGCAGTTGATAGTGTGATTAATCCATTAGTAAAAGCACCTAACAATGGTTTACCTGCCCCTGCAAATGGTCAACGATATTTAATAGTAGAAAATATCGGAAGTTCAAGCTTACCTAGTCAAACTGTATGGGGCAATTTAGTAGCACATGCCAATGATATAATTCAATACGATGGAGTTTTAAATGAATGGTTTGTTAGTTTTGATAGCACAAATTTAACAAATGTACAGTATGTAACAAATCTCACTTCAGGTTTACAATATAGATTCGTAAATGAGACTTGGATGAAATCTTGGGAAGGCTGGTATGCTGCAGGAGATTTTAGTGTAGTAATTTAATTCTGATAAATTACTATATGAGCAAGAATAATACAAGTGCTGGTATATTTTTTTATAGTGCTTCAACAAATAGATTTTTATTTTTATTGAGGAACGACAATAAAAACACAACCTTTTGGGGAATACCAGGAGGTAAACTAGAAAAAAACGAAACTATATTTGAGGGCTTAGAACGTGAATGCCAAGAAGAAATTCAATTTTTCCCACAGCAAGCAAAATTAATTCCAATACAAAAATTTGTTAACAACACATTCACCTATCATACATTCTTTTGTCCTATAGAAAACGAATTTATCCCAGTACTTAATGAAGAACACATCGGGTATTGTTGGGTGGATGTACACAATTATCCTAAACCTCTACACCCTGGATTGTTTAACACCGTAAACTTTGATGTTGTAAAAGATAAGTTAGAACAATTAACGAAGGTTAAAGAGTAACATTTCAGGCTCTTCTTCTGGATTAGTGATAATTAATTCACTTTCATTTTCAAAACTAAATCCTGATCCTGTATAACCTTCAATACCATTAATATCAGCACTACCTGTAATTATATAAAGATAGTATCTGCGAGTAGTATCTAATTGTACGGTGTAGTCTTTAGTAAAAATTCCTGCATATAATTTTGCATAACTTTGTATGACAACAGGACCGTCACTACTTGCAATAGGACAGAAGTTATCTAATTTTTCCTCACGATCAAATACCCACACATCATATTTGGGAGGAAAGTTATGTCTTGCTGCTCTCATCCATAACTGTAAATAATGAATAGGTTCGTCACTTGTGTTGCCCTCACAATGCCAAATACCTGTTCCAGAACTCATGCGTTGCACTCCACCACTGGGAACTTCAACTGTATTCATTAGATGATCATTATGGAAACAAGGGCCTTTTACTACATAGCCAATGATTTCCATATCGTTGTGTTGATGAATTGGAGTAAAACTTTTTGGTTGTACACGGTCGTCATTAATAACTTCTAAGTCACTAAAGTTAGTATAGTTAGGATCATTATAAGTGTTGTTGCTAAAGGTTCTGTAAGAATCAATCCAACCAAAATTGAAATGACCTCTAGTTTCAGGTAGTCTATGTTTAATCATAGAACTATTTAATGGAAAAGCGGCTTGCGCCGCTTTTTTTGTTTAGTTAAAAATTGAT